ACAACTTACCGTCAGCGTTCTTGAACTCCCACCGGATATCAGTGAATCTAGTCTCAGGCACATACATCTTCAGGAAGTCGCTGTTTTCCCAACGGTACTCAAGGTTCTTTCGCATGTTCTTAACCCCGTTCTCAATGGAGTCACTTACATACAGAGCCAGGTCCACCTTACCAAAGCCAGGGATCTCACCATAGGTAGCGATGTACAGGAACAGGTACTCACCCATCAACGTAGTCTTGGCAATGCCACGATGACACAGGTTAACCACCCTCTCACCACGCTTGGTCAGCGTATCAAGCATCTTGTAATGAACCACAGGTGTCTTATGTTCCTCACCTTGCGTACCATTAACTAGCTTAATAAAGGTAACAAATTCCAATGCAAAGTCACTAGGGACATACTTATTATTAACGGAGTAGTCAGTATTGTTTAGATAGTCCTCGACTTTTAGCGGCGTAGCTTCAGTCATTATCAAATTCCTCACCTTGACTATCTACCATTATTACTGGAAGATCCTTCCAGTTGAAACCAGTAGCAAAACCCTGAGCCCAATAATAAGCACCCTGTAATACTTGAGTACCATTAGGATATTGAGCCAGCCTCACAGACCGTGGCATAGTTTCTTCAGTACGCAGAGATACTACCTTTGAAGCAGAGAATATATCAACAACTTTCATACTATCTCCTTGGCTTCAACATCAACAATAAACTTACTGTGTGCAATATCTTGTGCAGTCATGGCACCAGATTCCATCATTATTCTTTGTTGCCGTGCTAACTCCAAAGTAGTAGCCCTTAATGCGGCGATGCTACTATCTTCTTTATATCCAATCTCTAACTCAACCTTCTGAGTTTCTGGCATCTTTAAATGAGTAAGTAAACTATTAGCAGCATCACAGCGAACCTTATCACTATGGCTATTAACCATTAAGTCTGCTTGCACATTAAGTGCCTTCTGATATAAATCCTGGTTCAGTACATAACTAGGTATCAGAGTCTGCTCAAAGATAAGGTTAACTAACTTGTTCTTGTTATATGCTGTGACATAACTGGCAATATCTTTTGCACTAACCCCATCAGCAATGAATCTAGCGTACTTAGCAGGGAATGTCTTTACATAAGCATCAATATTAGTACAGCCCATCAGCTTATGGCTTACATACTTCACAGCCTCAATATAACTACTAACCTTAAACCGACCATCAGCCATTACCTTTGTGTAGCTTATCAAGTTGTCCCGGTAAGACTCATACAACTCTGGCTCACTCAGCGTAGCATTTACTTGATCAATCAACTCCTGATTAACAGACTTCTTTACCTTTTCAGGTAAGGCTTGTTTGAATTGCTCAATGGTGAGTGCAGTCATAAGTAGGGTTAGGGTATAGGGTAGATATGGTAGGGAGTATATAGAAAAAGGTTATTCGCATTTTTTATAATTTTTTATTTTGGGTACGCCTGCAGTACTTACAGTTGGGATACCGGATACCGAAGACACCCCCCCTGCCTAGATTAGTTTGGAAATTTAAGGCTACCTACCCCACCTTAACCCTGCGGGTGTGTGATGGATGGTTGTGCAGTGTGCATGACCACCACTAATCAAATGGAGTTAACTATGTTTAAAGCACTCGCTATGGGTTGGACTGGCCTTGCTGTATTCTTCGCAGCCTTTGAGCAATTCGCCAAGATGCTGCTCTCTGTCTTTACTGCAGGTGCAGAAATGGCTGGTCAGTTTGAGGATGAGCAGCGTATGGAGCGTATTGCCAAGCGCAAAGCTCAGGAAGCATTGGATACAGCAGCTACTGTGCCTAGTATCACTACCACTGTTAAAGCTAAGGCTTAATCATGGACATGCTAGATACTGCCATCTGTGTTGTTAGTGCTATCGTGATACCACTGTTCTTCATAGCAGTGTTTAGCGGTTACTAAGAGTCTTCCTATTAAGAATGATCTACCTTCAAAGGTAGGTCATCTCTTTTTTTAACTTCCGCTACACATAACTTCCAATACACATAACTTCCAATACACAAGGGGACAGACAGTATTAGAGAGAAGGGGAGTTAGTGTAATTGCATTCACCTAGGGTTTACCCTTATTACTAATAGATAACAACTATCCATTATCAGCTAACGATAGTAATCTACACTGATAGTTAACACCTATCTCTATTCCTTTCCAATAACGATACTCTACCGATATCCTAAGTTATCCCTGCGGGAGTGATACGGATCACTTAACCAACTTAGGAGCACATCATGCTTACATCTATTCAGAACTTTAACAAGTCTCTGTTCAATCTCGCTACATCTAACCTTGAAGAAGGTCTTGCTGAAGCAGCAGATATTAAAGAGTGTATTTCTGCACTCTTCCATGAAGATACTGAAGAGTTCTTCTTGGATTACGACCTCATTAAATCAGACGCATTTAACTAATTAAGCTTTAGTTATTCAGTTGAAACCCCTGCGGGGGTGGTATGGGTGTTGATATCCGACACCCTTCTTTATTAACTTTCATTTAACTTAGGAGCCTATCATGGCCTTCACTTCTTCGAACACCGGTTCTTCAAATGCTGCTAACACCAATACGGATTGGAAAGCGCAAGCCTTTATCAATTTCAGCCTGCCAACGGCTGATGGTAAGGGTCGCAAGATTGGCGCTATTGCCCTGAAAGAGTCCAACGAGTCTGATAAATGGCTCATTGAGTACTTGGCGAAGGATCCAGCGAACATTAGTAAGCTGCTGGCTAAACTGACGGTTGACTTCCATCAGGTTAAAACTGGTGCTGCAGCAGGTTTTGCATTGGATTAATAAACAGACATTAGTTATCTCATTACGAGGTAGCTAGTGTTTTTTTTATTGTTAACAGTGGATACCCTGCGGGTGGGTTATGGCTGTGTTGGGAAACCAATGCAAGAAGCATTAGACAGTCAATTTAAACCAAGGAGTTAATCATGTGTATAGCACGTCATATTATTGTTCCTGAGTATCCACGGTACTCTGGTCAACATGTGTGGGAAGTAGAAGAGAACATCTTTACTTATAGCGATGAGACAGACCAACTTGTAGATGAGAAGTACATATCATTTGAAGATGCTGTAGATGCCATGCATAAGTATGCTGATTGGCTGTGTTATGGCCCTAACTAAGGCCCAATGAGGCGCATTCCTTGCGCTTTATAACTACCCTTTTGGAGTAAATAATGGAAACACTTAAACAAATTGTTCTTCAAGAGATGAATGAGAAGTCATTCAATAGGAATCATATTGATTCTTATGTACGACAGTTCATTGAAGATACTATGCCAGCTAAGATTCAACAAGGTGTAAGCCTTGTTAATAACTATCTCAATGGCACTTACTACGAGAGTAAAGCCAAGAGGATTAATCAGTTAGTAGGCTTGGACATTACCAAGGTGGTAATTGATGTCTTTGTTGGTATTGCTTACTGCCTACGTCCTCAATTATTTACTTCTGTATCTGCTCAATTGGCAGGTAGATTGCATTTGTCTGATAAGGCAGATGCTATTAAAACTACTGCTGAGTTGTTAGCAGTACTGTGCCTTACTGATGTATTTGATATCTCCAAAGATAACAAGTTTGCATCATTAGAAGTAGTGTCACGTATTAAGCTTAGTGCCAAGATAGTCGAGTACATTGAGAACTCACACTATCTACCGCCGATGATATGTGAACCATTGGAGTTAACTAATAACTACTCCAGTGGATATCTAACTCATAATGACAGTCTCATTCTTGGTAATGGTAATCATCATGACGGAGATATCTGTCTTGATGTACTTAATATCATGAATAAGACTGCACTTAGATTAGATACTGACTATCTATGCAAGGTAGAAGAAGAAGCGACATTTGATCTGGATACACCAGAGAAGATCGAGCAATGGAAGATCTTTAAGACTCAATCCTATGGTATCTATGAACTGTTAGCCAAACAAGGTAATCAGTTTTATATGACTCATAGAGTTGATAAACGAGGTCGTATTTATTCACAGGGTTATCACATTAACCCACAGGGTACTTCATTCAAAAAGGCTACTGCTGAACTTGCTTATGAAGAGCTAGTTGAGGGGGTGCCAATCATTTAAAAGGATTGTTATGAAATGCTATTCAGGGTATCAATATTTGTTGATCGACATTGCTAACCAGTATGGACTGGATAAGAAGCTCTTTGAAGAACGCATTCAATGGGCTTCAGACAACCTCACAGTGCTTGAATCACTGGCTGACCAAGCAGAGACTAAGCCGCTGTACATGAAGGCTGTAATGGCCCTTAGAAAGGCTCAGAAAGGCATTCCTACAGGTCACTTGGTAGGTATGGATGCTTGCTGTAGTGGAATCCAGATCATGAGCGTGCTCACTGGCTGTATTGCTGGTGCTACTGCTACAGGATTGGTAGATCCTACAGTGCGTGCTGATGCTTATACATATACAACCAAGGTCATGAATGACGTATTGGGTGGTGGTGTGAATATCTCCCGTAAGCAAGCCAAGGATGCTCTGATGACAAGCTTCTACGGCTCTAAGGCCAAGCCAAAGGAAATCTTTGGTGAAGATACACCAGAGTTAAATGCCTTCTATCAGGCAGCATTTACTGTGGCACCAGGTGCATGGGAACTGTTGCAGGATCTGTTAGGCACATGGAAACCTTTTGCTCTCAAGCATGAGTGGAAATTACCTGATGGCTTTGATGCCAAGGTGAAGGTCATGACCAAGAAAGAAGCCAGAATTGAAGTGGATGAACTGGACCATGCTACGTTTACCTATGAGTTCTATGAGAACGAGGGTACTAAGAGTGGCCTGAGCAATGCAGCCAATGTGGTGCACAGTGTTGATGCATACATCCTTAGATGTATTCAAAGGCGTTGTAACTACGATGTATGTGATGTTCAGTTTGCTAGTGAAATTATTGAAGCAGAGTTGATTAAGCGTAACCTTGGTGTTGCAGTACCTGGTCTAGATGTAGTTCCTATGCTTGAGTATTACTGTGAACAGTATGCACGCAGTGGTGTTGCTGATGTAGTTATCTTGCCTTATCTAACTTCTGAAGATATGGGTTACATGACTACTGATCACTTGAAGGCTCTTGCTGGTATTGTTAATCACATGCTCACGTATAAACCTTTCGAGGTTGTTACTGTGCATGATGAGTTCAAGGTTCATGCTAATAATGTTAATCATCTACGTCAACAATACATTAATGTATTGGCTGAGTTAGCTGATAGTGACTTATTGAGTGACTTGTTGAGCCAGTTACATGGTACTAAAGGTACTTCTAAGAAGTTGTCCAATAACTTGGGTAAGTTGATTAGAAGTTCTGAATATGCATTGTCATAGAGGACTACTAGGCGGCATCCTGCCGCTTGGTGAGTTTGAAAAATAGGGATTACTCGTAATGAGTAGTTCCTATTTTTTTTTCACATACTATATGGTATTCGTTTTAAAACATAAACATATCATCTTAAAGGAATAATATGTTTAAAGAAGTTCCATTAACCACAGTTACTGATAAACGTGGACAACGCCGTGCATTGGTATGTGGTATCGGTGTGAATGATGCGCCATATCAAACATCATATAAAGTAAATGACAAGGTGTATCTGTGTCCTTACTTTATTAGATGGACAGCAATGCTTACTCGCTGCTATAGCAAACGCTGGTTAAAAGCTAATCCAAGCTATGTAGGTTGTACAGTATGTAAAGAGTGGCACTCATTCATGACATTTAAAACATGGATGCAAAGTCAAAAGTGGGAAGGGCTTCAATTAGATAAAGACCTTCTCTCTCTTGATTCCAAGATGTATTCACCAGAAACATGTTTGTTTGTCTCTAGACAAGTAAATTCATTGTTCAATGTACGTGGTAATGCACAAGGAAATTTACCTTTAGGTATTTGCTTAAACAAAGGTAAATATGAAGTAGGTGTTAGTTATGGAGATGCTAAGAGGTCGTTTGTAGGTAACTACAAAACTATCCCCG